AAGATGAGTTTTCTGTAATAGAAGATTTTAAAAAAGAACTTAAATCTGCTGAGACCAAAGAACAGGCACAACAAATATTTAAAAACTATGACAAGGTTGCAGAGCTTAGTAATGATAAAGAAACAAGAGTGCAATTAAATCTTATATATAGCAAGGCGGTAAAATAATGTTGCAGATAAAGCAAGGCACCCCTGCTTGGCATGATCAAAGATCTAACAGGATTACTGGGACGAGACTTCCAAAGGCTGTAGATGAATGTATCTGGACAAAAGGAGATCAGTGGGAGGCACTAGGAAGAGATATCTTTAGAGAGGCAAACCATTTAACACAGGACCCTTTTAATCAATTTGCTATGTTTGCAATGAAGCACGGTACTGACAGTGAACCCTTAGCCTTAAAAACTTTGGCTGGCATGGGATATAAAATAACGCAACCGTCTTTTGTTGTTCACCCTGAACACAATTGGATGGGCATATCACCAGATGGAATAATGCTTAAGGGTAGGAATGGCTCTATATCAGCGGTAGAAATAAAATGTCCGCAATCCAAGCCATGTACAAACGTAAAGGAACAGAAAAAAAACTACTGGCATCAAATGCAAATGGCTATGGAATGCATGGATATTGATGAAATGCTTTTCTTTCAATGGTATAGCGATACAGAATATTTTGAGCAATGGATACCAAGAGACCCCAAGTGGGCTCAAACATATATACCTAAAGCACAAAAGTTTATGGACTGGTACAACGAAAAATCTAAGGATCTTACTTATATCGAAAGGTGGTCAGAAGATAAAAAAGAACCAGGAATTAATTATAAAACGGTTGAAGATACTGATGAGACATCAGAACTTGCAACTGTATTAAAAGAACTAAAGCAGCTCAAAGACAAGTCTTCTGTCCTAGATCTTAGGAAAAAAGAATTGTCTGCTATGTTGATAAAAAAACATGGCGGGGCTTTTGGTACGTCTTCAGTAAAATGTCACATGACACAAGCTAGAGGCAGAATTAACTATAGTCGACTGGTCAAGGATCAGAACATTGAAAGAGATGTGTTAGAAGAATACAGATCTGAAGGTGATTCAAGGATTTATACCAAATTACTAGAGGAATAAAAAAATGGCTAATAATAAAAAATCAATTAGTTCAAGAATTGAAGAGGATGTTTACAACAAACTTATAGCAATAAGTAAAAAAGAAGACCACAAATTCTTTGATAGAAAGATTGCTTATATGGTAAATAAAATTTTAGAGTCTTGGGTTAATAAGGAGAAAAATATATAATGGAATACGATAATACTAATCGCGGTGCGATCTGGAAAAACGACAAAAAGGAAACGGAAAAACATCCTGACTTCAGAGGAGAACTGAATGTTAAAGGTGAAGATTTCTTTGTTAGTGCTTGGAAAAGAAAACCTGGTGCTAGTGAGAAATCCCCAGCCCTTAGCTTTAGCATACAACCTAAAAGCGATGTTTCTTTTAAGCCAAAAACTGATGAAGTTTTTCCTAAAAGTACAATTGAAGATGATTTACCATTCTAAAAGGAGCAACAATGGAACAACAAGAAAATAAAAACATTATCTTAAATGTAGATGGAGAGGCTAGAGAGTATGAGATTGACTCTTTATCCAAGGAAGCCAAGAACAGATTAAATGTTTTAGGATTTCACACAAATACAATCATGCCTTTGCTTACTGAAATAGTAAGACTAGTACAGCTTGGAAACCAAGTAGATCAGAGACAGCTCAGCGAGAAGTTGCCTGAAAAGTACGAAGTTGTACAGCAAGAAGAGGTAGAGGCTGTAGAGGCTGAGGAAGAGCCGTCTAACTAAAGATGGATGACAAACTAGAAAAGAGTCTCTCTCACTCAGAGAGGCTCTCGTCTATTCTAGGCGAAGGTAGCCTATCAGGATCTCCGTGCAACGGCGGGGTGTGTTCAACGATGATAGGTGATACAAGATGCAAGACATGCGGACGACATGAAGACGAAATCAATAAATGGAACCAGCTTCCAGAAGAACAAAGAAAAATCATAAACATTAAAAACGCCGCCGAAGGTTTTAAAATAAGACAAGTTTTATCACAAGAAGATAGGTGGAGGGACTTACAAAAATTGAAAACAGATACCAATAAAGCATTTGAAAAAGATTTAAGGGTTGGTCAGGAACTAGAGCAATTAGTTCTTGATGCCATAAAAAAGAAATACCCATCAGCAGTACAGGTTCCCGGTAAGTTTAAACCATACGACATATTTGTAGCAGAGAAAAACTTAAAGGTAGAAGTCAAGGTTGACTACAAGAGCCAAGAGACTGGAAACATTATCATTGAGCTTTACATGTTTAATAAACCATCAGCACTATTAAGCACAGAGGCTGACTACTGGATCATACATACGGGAAAAGAGATTCTTTGGGCTAAGCCTAAAAAGATTATTGAGTGCATAATGATAAACAATATAAAATCAAAAGAGATTCTTGGTAGTGGTGATACGCAAAAGAAAATAGCATGCCTTATACCAATAGAATTATTTAAACAATACACCATTTGACTTTTATAATTTAACAAATTACAATGTTTACATTACTAACTATGAGGGAATTATGGTAATAGATATAACAATAGACGACATACAAAATCTTAAAATTCATTGTGAGTCTAAGATTTCAGAAATATATAACAAAGAAGGTTTAACAATTCAGCAAAAAGCAGATGGAGCTTCTGTTTATAGACAAAGAGTTGAGAATATTATTGATGTGATACATCAAGCAAAACTAATTAAATAATGAATACTTGGCATGATACTGTTAGGCAATATTACAGGTTCAATAAAATGGGTAAAAACGATTTTACCTATAGAAAATATTTTGATCCTTTGTTTGCTGACATGGACATAAAGAGTATTACTAAAGAACAAATAGCTATTGCAAGGTCTGGGATAAACGGATCACCAGGAACTGTTAATAGATATTTAAACTACTTCAGAGCCGTACTTATGTATGGCTACGAAGAGTTAGGGTGGTTGGACACCAAGCCTATGATTAAAAGAGTAAAGGAACTCCCTAAGAGAACCAAGTATTTTACTCTGGAAGACATTAAAGTTTTACATACAGTGCTCCCCCTGCACTTAAAAAAACCTTTTGTCTTCTCCCTCCTTACTGGGGTGAGGATGTCCAACTGCTTTAATCTTAAATGGGATGACATAAACAAAGATCAGATTTCTATAGATGGAACTGAAACAAAGAATGGAAAAGGTCTTTCGGTCCCACTTAACAAGAAATGCAGAGAGCTTCTGTATTCAATTAAAAAAGAAAGCCCGTATGTTTTTACATATTCTGGCAGAAAGATTAACAGAGCCTCTAACACTGGATGGTATAACGCTTTAAAGAAAGCAAATCTAGAAGGATTTAGATGGCACGACATACGTCACACTTGGGCTACTCATCATGTGCAAAATGGAACTCCCCTACATACATTGCAGCATCTTGGTGGGTGGTCTGACTTTAATATAGTGAATAGATATGCTCACCTTTCCAAGGACTATCTTAGCGATGCTTGTGAGGTCAGCAATAGTTTGGTATCTTAGATACTTAAACCTTCAGCGGGGTTGGTTATTTTTCATACCTCCCTCAATAGTATGTTTACTAATCCCGCTTTTTTTTCTCAATTCTTTCTAAACCATCTTGTAGAATTTTATTATATTTTAGATGTATTTTGTGCTTATCTTCATCTATCTGATCTGATAATCTTGAATACCTTGCGTAATCCTTTTCTCGCAAATTCATAATTGTCTTTTCTCTTTGACCCAGTTTTCTAAGTTCTTTGTCTGCTTTTTTTACAGCCTCTCCTAGTTTAAGATATTCTAAATCAAATCCAGTTCTTTCTACATAATCTCTTAGTGCAGCCTTATTGTTATCTTTTTTATAGTTTGTAAACTCTCCAACCTTTTGAGAAATAAGATCTTTGTTTTTATAAAAGTTGCTTGCGTCAACATAGTCCATTGGATCTGCCGTAAGAACCCTGATAAATGGAACCTCGTTTAGTTCAATGCTTTCGTTTGTTCCTTTTGTAAGGTTGTTATATGCCTTTCCAGATATTGATGCTGTTCTTTCAGCCATGGTGTACATGCCACCAAGATAGGACTGCAAGTAGAACTTTATTTTGTCTGGGCTCCAGTCAACCATACCCTTGTCGAACTTACCACCTCCAGAAACATTGTTAATCATCATTGTAAATTCTCTATAGAACTCATTAGTGTTTCTAAGCTTTCTTGATGATTGTGGTATTTCTGCTGTTCCTGGAAACTGCTCTTTATAAACTGGTGCACCTGTCCATTTTTCATTTACCCTAGATTCATACAATGGCTTAGCTACTGATGGGACAATTGTTTTTATAAGGTCTATCCCTTGATCTTGAGAATAACCTATGCCCACTGGGGAGAATGCTCCAGATATTATTCCAGCCATATCCTTGCCCATTTCTACTGGCGTTCTTTTTTGGTATCCAAGTATTGGTTTACTTGCCAACTCGG